ATCATCCTGCACACCCTGGAGTTGCGTCACCCCGACTTCCGCGATGACGCCGGCAACGCCACCGCCATCCGTGTGGTCCGCGACCAGGTGGACCTGACAGCACGGCTGGAGGCCGATGCGCCGTTGGATGCCAGTCAAATGGTCACCTTCATTGCCATGGGGTTCGAATTGGAACTGCCGCCGGTCGACACCGCCCCTGTGCCAGAAATCGTGGTCACGCTCGACAACGTCAGCCGCGAAATCGTGCATCACCTGGATGCGGCGGCTGAATCGCAATCGGTGATCGAGATCACCTACCGGCCTTACCTGTCCAACGACCTCGAAGGCCCGCAGATGGATCCGCCGATCACCCTGGTGCTCTCCGAAGTGGAAGCCGATGTGCAGCGCGTCACCGCCCGCGCCCGCATGATGGACATCGGCAACAAGGCCTTCCCCAGCCGCACCTACACGGCGCGGGAGTTTCCGGGGCTGACGCGATGAGTACCGTCCAGATTGAGGAACTGACTGGCCTGATTGGCTTGCCTTGGGTGGTCGGTGCCAGCGGTCCGGATGCCTTTGACTGTTGGGGCCTGTTTGTGACGGTGCAGCGCAGTCACTTCCACCGTACGCTCCCCGAGAACCCGGTGGATGCCACCAACCTGCGCGCTGTGCTCGACGCCTTCAATGGCCATCCCGAGCGGCAGCGCTGGCAAGCAGTCCAGCAACCGGAAGAGGGCGACGCCGTCCTCATGCGTCAATCGCGTTACCCGGTGCACATCGGTGTGTGGTTGGACATCGACGGCGGTGGTGTGTTGCACGCCGTGCGCCATGCCGGGGTGGTGTTCCAAACCCTGGCGGCGCTGGATGCGCATGGCTGGCGCATAGAGGGGTTCTACCGGTTCAAGGGGAAAGACACAGGAGGCAAGGACGATGCAAATTGAATCTTGCAACTTGAAACCTGCGCCTGTCGTTGTCTGGCCCCGCAACCCCTTCCACCCCGCCAATAAAGACCTCTACCCCGTTCAGTCTGGTAGCACGGTGGCCGACTGGATGCGCTCGCAGTCCATCACCGAATTCCCATTGCCCACAATCTGCCTGGTCAATGGCCAACCGCTGTTGCGCCGTGATTGGGCTATTCGCCCATTGGCTGTGCATGATGTGGTGGTGCTGGTTGGACTTCCTGGCGGCGGCGGTGGGGGTGGTGGCAGCAACCCGCTGCAGGTGGTGTTGTCCATTGCGGTGATGGTGCTCGCCCCGTATGCCGCTGCGGGTTTGATGGGCTACGGCATGACGGCTGCTGGCATTGCCGCCGCGCAAGCGGCCATGGGCACCATCGGATTTGGTTTGCTCGCCGCCGGCGTCAGTGTGCTGGGTGCTTACCTGGTCAATGCCCTGGTGCCGCTGCCCAGTGCCAATGTGCCCTCGGCACAAAACAGCATCGCGCCCAGCCCCACCTATTCGCTGCAATCTCAGGGCAACTTTGCACGCCTGCTGCAGCCGGTGCCGGTCATCTATGGCCGCCATTTGGTCTACCCCGATCTGGGCGCCATGCCCTACACCGAGTACATCGACAACGAGCAGTACCTGCACCAACTGCTGGTGATCGGCCAGGGTGAATACGACATCGAATCTGTGCGCATCGAAGACACGCCCATCCAGTCCTTTTCCGAAGTGCAGGCCCAAGTCATCCTGCCCGGTGGCCAGAACACCCTGTTCAACCACGACGTGGTCACCGCGCCCGAAGTGGCGGGCCAGGAGCTGCTGGCCATTGACGATCCGGCCAACATACGGGGCGAGGCCATCGGCCCCTTTATCGTCAACCCGCCTGAAACCCAGATCGACACCCTGGGCATCGACATCCTGCTGCCCCGTGGCCTGTTCTACGCCAACGATGCGGGTGGCCAAGACGCCAAGGAAGTGCGCTGGACGGTCGAGGCCCGGGCGGTGAACGACGAGGGCGAGCCCACCACCGGATGGCAGACGCTCATCCGCGGCACCAGCTACAGCGCCTGGAGTGGCTGGAACACCACCTGGTCCACGGCCAGTGCGGTCACCACCCAGACCTACCACTCTGACTCAGAGGGCGGCTATTACAGCACCAGCTATGGCCCGCCGCCCATGCCGGCCAACACCCTGACCGAGGAATACCAGCTGGGCGACTGTGCCAGCCAGGACTACGAGTCCGGTATTTGCTACAGCTACTACATCCAGCGCCGCACCCGCAGTGCCTACAGCCAGCAAGAGGTGATCAGTGCGGCCACGCCCGACACCATCCGGCGCAGCTACCGCTACCCCGTCACGCCGGGGCGCTACGAGGTTAAGGTGGTTCGGCTGGATCACAAAGACACCCGGGCGCGTGCCGGGCATGAATTGCGCTGGGGCGAGTTGCGTGGTTACCTCATCAACCCCAGCCTGCCCACAGGCATCACCTTCCTGGCCGTCAAGATGCGCGCCACCGACAACCTGTCGATGCGCTCGAGTCGCCTGATCAACTGCCTGGTCACGCGCAAGCTGCCGGTCTGGCACCCCAGCACCGGCTGGACCAGCCCGCAAGCGACCCGGTCCATCGCCTGGGCCTTTGCCGATGCGGTGCGCTCCAGCTACGGTGCCAAACTGGCCGACAGCCGCATCGACCTGCCTGCCCTCTACCGGCTGGACCAGACCTGGAATCAAAGAGGCGACCAGTTCGATGCCGTGTTTGACCAGAAGGTCACCGTATGGGAAGCGCTCACCCGCATCGCACGCTGTGGCCGTGCCGTGCCTTACCTGCAAAGTGGGGTGGTGCGCCTGGTGCGCGATGAAGCCAAGACCCTGCCGGTGGCGAGATTCACCACCGCCAACATCGTCAAAGGCAGCTTCAAGCTGCAGTACGTGATGCCGGGCGAAGAGACTGCTGATGCGGTGACGGTGGAGTTCTTCAACCCCAAGACATGGAAGCCGGCCGAGGTGACGGTGTCACTGCCGGGTTCCACGCAAACCAACCCGGCTACCGTCAACCTGTTCGGCTGCACCAGCCAGAGCCAGGCGATGCGTGAAGGCAGATACATCGCGGCTGCCAACCGCTACCGCCGTCGGCTCATCACCTTCCGCACCGAGATGGAAGGCTTGATTCCGACCTTCGGCGACCTGATTGCCGTCAGCCATGACATGCCCGCTCAGGGCATTGAAGGAAGCACGACAGGCGAGAGCGCCGAAGTGATCTGGAGCCAACTGGCCCGGGTCATGGCCATCCGTCCCCGAGGCGAGCAGGTCGAAATCGCCTGTGTGGTCGAGCACCCGATGGTGCACACAGCCGACCAGTAAGCCCCACCTGAACAACCAAACAATTCATCACCACCGGCCCGCCAGAGCAATCTGCGCGGGCCATTTGCTTTGGAGACCGCAAATGACTGAAAACCACCTCACAGAACCCGATGCCGCCATCACCCTACGCCCCGAGGATCTGGACGACCTGCTCACCCGTGCTGCCGAACGCGGCGCCGAGCGTTGCCTGGCCCACCTCGGCCTGGAAAACGGCCATGCCGCGCGCGACATCCGTGAACTGCGCGGCCTGCTCGATGCCTTCAACGAGGCCAAGAAAACCGCCGGCCTGACCATCGTGAAGATGCTGGTCACCGGCCTGGTGATGGCGCTGCTGGCCGGCGCGTTCCTGAAACTCAAGCTGTTCGGAGGTGGGCAATGATCGAGACGCTACTCGGTGGCCTCCTCGGTGGGGCCTTCCGGCTCGCCCCGGAAATCCTGAAATGGCTCGACCGCAAGGGTGAGCGCAGCCACGAACTGGCGATGCAGGACAAGGCGCTGGAGTTCGAGAAGCTGCGCGGCTCGCAGCGCATGGCCGAGATCGGGGCCAGTGCCGATGCGGCCTGGAATACCGGAGCTATTGATGCGCTGAAGGAAGCCGTCGCCGCCCAGGGTCAGCGTTCCCGCGTGCGCTGGGCCGATGCGTTGTCGATCAGCGTGCGGCCCATCATCACCTACTGGTTCATGCTGCTCTACTGCGCGGCCAAGACGGCGGCGTTCGTGGCTGCTGTCACAGCCGGGGCTAGTTGGGGCACGGCGATCCTGCACGCCTGGACGGAAGCCGATCAGGCGCTTTGGGCGGGGGTGCTGAACTTCTGGTTCCTCGGGCGCGTGTTCGACCGGGTGCGGTGATGGCAGCGATTCCCGGGGCAGCCATCGAACTGGCCAAGCGGTTCGAGGGATTCCACCGTGTACCGAAGCATGATCCGCAGCGGGCCTATCCGTACATATGCCCGGCCGGATTCTGGACGATCGGGTTCGGCCATCTGTGCGATCCGAACCATCCACCGATCACCGAGGAGGAGGGGGAATCGTACCTGGCGGTTGATCTTCAGACGGCTCTTCGCGCCACATTGCGGTACTGCCCGGTCTTGGCGACGGAGTCCGAAGAGCGTCTCGCGGCGATTGTGGATTTCACATTCAACCTCGGTGCCGGACGGCTGCAGACGTCGACCTTGCGGCGATGTATCAATCAGCGAGACTGGCAGTCGGCCGCATTTGAGCTTGGGCGTTGGGTGCGTGGTGGCGGCCGTGTGCTGCCGGGGCTGGTGGCTCGACGTCAGGCCGAAGTCGCCATGCTTGTCGGGTTATAGTTTCGCC